GTCCGGAGGATGAGCCCGACGAACAAGAAACCACACCAATCGAGCCCGAGGAGGACTCAATGTCAGAAGCAACACCGGTCGAGGCCTCGGCTCCGGCCATCATCCCCACGCTCCCGCTTTACGCGGAGCCCCGACGAGAGTTCCGTTTGCCGACACCTGGCGAATGGATTGCGGCCGCATTCGAAGGCGGAGCACGCTTCGCCGAAATGAACGCACGGATCCGCGCCGCCGCACCGGACGTCACCACCACCGACCTTGACGGCCTCATGCCGATTCCGGTCGTGTCGCCGATCTACAACAACTTCCGTGGCCTGCGCCCCGTCATCGACGCCGTAGGAGCACGCGCCATGCCCCAGGGCGGCAAGGTGTTCATCCGACCGAAGGTCACGACCCACACGTCGATCGGAACCGTCACCCAGGGCTCCACAATCACCCAGGGCACGTTCGTCGTGGACGACATCCAGGTCACCAAAGCCATCTACGGTGGCTACGTCGAGCTGTCCGAAGCGTCGATCGACTGGTCGTCCCCCGAAGTGCTCGGCGCTCTCGTCGACGACATGAGCCGCATCTACGCCAACCAGACTGACGACGTGGCCGCAGACGCTCTCGTTTCGGGCGCCACCACCACCTCGGTTCTCGCGGCCGCCGATCTCGACGATCCGGCCAAGTGGGTCGCCTGGGTGTACGACGCCGCGAGCACCATCCTCTCGGCCTCCAACGGCAACCTGCCGAACCACCTGTTCCTGTCGCCTGACATGTGGGAATACCTCGGCGCACTTGCCGACACTAGCGGCCGCCCGCTGTTCCCGCAGATCGGGCCCATGAACGCATTCGGCACGCTGCAGCCTGGCAACGTCGACGCGACCGCTTTCGGCCTCAAGGTCGTCGTGGATCGCAACTTTGCGGCTGGCACGATCATCGTCGGCAACGGCGACGGCTTCGAATGCTGGGAGCAGCAGAAGGGCGTCGTCTCGATCGAGAACCCCAGCCTGTTGGCCCGCACCATCGCCTTCCGCGGATACTTCGCTCCGGTGATGCTCGACGCCAGCAAGTTCGTCAAGCGCACCGCGTCCTGATCGAATAGGCAACCGAAACCATGGCAACGTACTCCATCACTCACCGCATGAGGTTGGACGACGTTGCCGTGGTTCAAACCCTCACGGCGAGCGACATCGCAGTCGGGCAGTCGATCGTTGTGGCAGGGCTCGGGGATGGCCTCGATGGCACGCACGTTGTCGTCGCCATCCCCGAGTTCAAGTTCATCGGCGTCGACAACTACGGCGTCCTGCTCTACGACGCCGACTATCCGATTCCGAACCAGGTGCTTTACCTGGATTCTGGCGACGATCTTGAACCTGACGCCGTTGATCCGTTCGGCACGATCGACTACACGATCACCTGCTCCTGGATCACATCCGCGATGGTTCAAGAGTTCCTCGGAATCGCATCAGCCACAGCGAACGACACAGCCTTCCTAGCAACCTGCGTATCGGCCGCGAACGCCTGGGCGTACCGCAAACGACAGGAATCCGGTTACTTCGACAGCCTGACCACCGTGCCAGGCGGCGACGTGAAGCTCGGCACCATCGTCTACGCCGCCAGTCAATACCGTTCTCGAGGTTCGATCGACGGCATCCAATCGTTTCAGGATTTCTCAACCGGAGGACAACCCACCCTCTCAATGGGCCAAATCCTTTCCCTGCTCGGCTGTAACCGAGCCCAGGTGGCGTGATGTATGGCCGCCACAGGAATCTTTGCCGAAGCAGTCACCGCGATCGCCAACCGCATCACAGCTCTTGGCCTAGTGCCGGTCACCGACTCGCGCAATGCCCGACCACTCACCGTTTTCATCGAGCTCCCGACGTTCACGAGCTTTACCTACAACGTCGGAGATTTGACCTTCATCCTTCGAGTTTTGGCCGCACCACCAGGCAACCAGGACGCCTCGGACTATCTGCTGACAACGATCGACACGCTCATGGCTGACCAAGGGTTAGCCGTAATTGGTGGCCAGCCATCAACCGCAATCTTGGGCAACCAAGAGATTCCCGCATACGACCTGACCGTGAGAATAGGCTCACGGCGCAACTAAGGAGCCACAATGGCAGTCACCACATTCCTGTCCAACGCCACCGTCGCCATCGGCGCAGTCGACGTATCCGACCAATGCTCGGCCGTCACACTCACCACCGGTTTCGATCAGCTCGAGACAACCACGATGGGCGCCGGAGGCCACACCTTCACCAAAGGCCTTCAGACGGTCGAAGTGACGCTGACGATGTTCAACAGCTACGGCGCAGGCGAAATCGAAGCCACCCTGTATGACATCTGCGGCGACGACGCCGTAACGCTCACGATCTCGCCGTCCGGAACCACCGAATCGGCCACGAACCCCGAATACACCATCACCGGAGCATTCCTAGCCAACTTCACGCCGATCAACAGCACCGTCGGAGAACTCTCGACCGTCGAGGTCACCTTCACCGGCGGCACCTGGGCGCGCGACATCACCTGATCCATAGGAGCCCGACATGAAACTGACAATCAAACTCGACATCGGCGAAGGCCCTGTCACGGTCGAAACCAACCTTTTCATTACCGTCCTATGGGAACGGAAATACAAACGGAAGGCCTCCGACCTAGCTCAAGGCGTCGGCGCCGAGGATTTGGCATTCATGGCCCATGAAGCCATGAAACAAGCCAAAATTACCGTCCCGATGATGCTTGACGACTTCCTGAAAAAGATCATCACCTTGGAAGTGGTGGACGCAGAAACGGCAAACCCTACCCAAGAGGCACCTACCGACGCGGCCTAGCAGAAGTCCTAGTCGCCGTCGGTTGGTGGCCTCCCAACATCGAGTTCGATACCCGTGACATGAACACGGTCATCGACATACTCAACAAAGGCAAAAAGTGAGCGCCACCATCAGGGTCGACGGAGTCAAAGAAACAATCGCCGAACTTCGCAAACTCGATCCCGAACTACGCAAAACCTTCAACGCCAACGTCAAACAGATCACCGCACCGATCGTTCAGGCCGCCCAGGCCACCTATCGGGCCGCCAACTTCCCATCCGGCACAGCCAACAAATGGCAACAGCGAGGACGCCAAATCTTTCCGCTGGACGCCTCAAAAGCCGTCAGGGGCGTCAGCACTAAAATCTCGACGTCCCGCCGCCAGGCATCAACGATCGTCGTTGCCCAAACCAACCCTGGCGCCGCCGTATTCGAGTTCGCTTCAAACGGTCGCCTCGGAACGGCCTTTACTGGCAAAAACGGTTCCAGCCCTCGAGCCATGTGGCCGGCCGCCGACCGGAACCAAACACAGGTCGCCTCGGAACTTGCCAAACTAGTTGACGACGTTTCAGACCGAATGAACAGGATGCTTCTCTAATGGCAATCCGAATACCCATCATCAGCGAGTTCGACGACAAAGGCCTAGCTCGAGCGACACGCCAATTCAGAGAACTTGAGACAACCGGCCAAAAAGCCCAATTTGCGATCCGCAAAGCCGCCGTCCCAGCCACCCTTGCCATCGGCGGTCTAGCCCTAGCGGCTGGCGACGCCTTCAAGGCTTTCGCCGAGGACGAAGCCGCCGCCAACAAACTTGCCCTAAGCCTCAAAAACAGCACCAAAGCAACCGACGCCCAAGTAGCCGCCGTCGAGGACTTCATTTCATCAACATCCAAAGCGGCCGCAGTTGCCGACGACGACCTACGACCAGCCCTAGACAGTCTTGTCCGAGGCACCAAAGACGTCGCCAAATCCCAAGAATTGCTACAACTTGCCCTGGACATTTCGGCCGGAACCGGCAAAGAACTCACAGCTGTCACCGATGCCTTGTCCAAGGCCTACAACGGCAACCTCACATCCCTACAAAAACTCGATCCAAGCCTTCGACAGCTCGTCAAATCAGGCGCAGACACCGACGAAGTATTCAAAGCTCTTGGGAACACGTTCGGAGGACAGGCCGCCGCCCAGGCACAAACCGCAGAAGGTCAAATGCGGAACCTGTCAATCCAAATGGGCGAGCTCAAGGAATCGGTTGGAGCGGCCGTCGCCCCCATCGTTCAAAAACTGTTGCCAGCCTTCTCCAAGATTGCCACCTGGATTTCCGAAAACACCGGTTTAGTCGTCGGCCTCGGCGTCGCAATCGGAAGCGTCGCCCTTGCTGTATGGGGGGCTAACGCCGCCCTCACAGCCTGGAATGCCATCACAAAAATCACCGCCGCCCTAAACGCAGTCCTGGGAACGTCTTTCAGCGCATTATGGGTTGCCACCGGTGTCGGCATCATCGCCGCCATCATCGCCGCAGTCGTCCTACTGAACGAAAAGTTCCAGTTCATGGACAACGTGATCAACTTCGTCAAAGAAGCATTCTCAGGCTTTTACAAAGCAGTCCGAGGCTACATCGACGCTTTGTACCTAGCATTCAAAAACGTATTCAATTCAATCGCAAACTTGTGGAATAACACGATTGGCAAACTGTCATTCAAAGTTCCCTCTTGGGTTCCTATTTTTGGCGGCAGAAGTTGGAGCGTTCCTAAGATCCCTTTGTTGGCCGAAGGCGGCATCGTCACAGGCCCAACACTTGCCATGATCGGCGAAAAAGGGCCCGAAGCCGTCATACCGCTCGATCGCATGATGCGAGGAAACATCACGGTCAACGTCGCCGGAACAGTTACCAGCGAACGAGACCTAGTTGAGACGATCCGCAAGGGCCTGGTTGACGCCCAACGCAACGGCGCACAGCTCGTCTACTCCAACACATGACGCTTCCCTGCCAACCCACCGTCCGGCTACGCCTCGGAACCGGAGCCTCATTCGGCAACGTATTTGTCTTAGGCGACGCCCTGAACGGCATCCTGGGCACAAACATTCTCGGCACAACAACCAGTCAGATCGTCGACATTTCCGCCGACGTCACGAACATCTCGATCCGCCGTGGTCGGGACAGAATCTTTGAGCAATACACACCAGGCCGATGCTCAGTTACCTGGTGGGATTTCACAGGCGACTGGAACCCCGACAACACCACCAGCCCCTACTACGGCCAAATTCTGCCGATGCGCCAGGTCAAGATCACAACCGAATACCTCGGCGTCGAATACGCCCTGTTCTCCGGTTTTATCAGCTCATGGGATTGGGACTGGCCGAAAGGAACTGAGTTCGCTCGAGTCACAATCCAAGCCGACGACGGCTTCCGTCTGCTCGCTCTATCCAACGTCAACAACGTGACCGGAGCCGCCACCGGCGACCTACCAGGCGAACGAATCAACCAACTGCTTGACATGATCGACTGGCCCGCCGACATGAGAAACATCGACGACGGAACCCAAGAACTACAAAACGACCCAGGCGGACTACGAGCGACCCTGACAGCGATCCAAACAGTAGAAAACACCGAACTTGGTGCTTTCTACATGGACGGCAACGGCAACGCCCGATTCAAAAGCCGAGCCGCAATCAGCGAACAAGCGTCCGGCACAGCTACCACGTTTGCTGACAACGGAACCGGAATTGACTACCAGGAAGTCGACGTTGCGTTTGACGAAACCGAACTGTCCAACGTCGTATCGGTCACCAATCACGGCGGAACCGCCCAAATAGCCTCGGACGCCACATCCATCGCCGACTACTTCACCCGCACCTACACCCTCACAGAACTTCTCGGTCGCAACAACGCCCAAGCCCTCAACATCGCCAACCTCATCCTCAACTACCGCAAAAACCCTCGCATCCGAATCGAATCACTCACACTCGACCTGTCCTCCAACTCCGATCGAGTCCTCCCCGCCCTATCGCTCGACTTCGGCGACCCCATTTTCGTCGTCCGCACCCAAAGCCCAACCAGCGTCCTTGACCTACGAATCACCGTTCAAGGCATCGAACACACAATCACCCCCGCCACCTGGGTGACCCGCCTCATCACTCGAGAACCACTCAGCACCGCATTTATCCTCGGATCCACCCAATACGGTATTCTCGGAACCAATACCCTCTAGGAGCCCCATGACCACCACCTACCCGATCTCAGCCGCCTACACAGACGGACAGGTGCTATCCGCCTCCAACGTCAACCAAATCGCCGGTGGCGTCAACGACATAGCCGCCCTCCAAATCAACGCTCAGACCGGCACGACATACACGCTCGCTCTCACCGACGCCGCCAAACTCGTCACCCTCACCAACGCTTCGGCGATCACCCTGTCGATCAACACCGACGCAAACGTCAACTTCGCAATCGGCACTCAAATCCTGCTGTATCAGGGTGGCGCCGGGCAGGTCACCGTTTCAGCGACGACCCCAGGCACGACGACAATCCGGTCGCAAGCAACCAAGACAAAGATCACCGGCCAATACGGCGTCGCCTGTGTCATGAAAATTGCCGCTAATGAATGGGTTTTGTTCGGAAATACAAGCGCATGATTCCCGCAGTTCCGACCGCCGCCGCCGCAGGCGCATCATTCGCAACTTCCACTTATGTTGCGGCCACAGGCGACGCAACTCCTTACATCACGGTCTACCCGTGGTCGGCCGGATTTGGAACCAAAGTCACTAATCCGGCGACCCTGCCTGGCACTAACGGCCGATCAACAAAATTTGATGACGCTAAAACGCTTATCAGCGTTGCCTCGAGCGGTACACCTTTCATTCAGGTCTATCCATTCACAACAGGTTTCGGAACTAAATACACCAATCCTGCTACGTTGCCAGCCGCAGGATGGGACACAACTTGGACTTCAACAGCCAACGCCATAGCAGTCGCAAACGGAACTACGTCACCTCGAGTTGTCGCATACCCATTTTCGGCCGGTTTTGGAACAAAATACGCCGATCCAGCGACCCTTCCTGTAGGTGACACTCGTGGAGTCGCCTACAGCGCAAACGACGCATACCTCGCAACAGCACATGCGACAAGCCCCTACATAACCGTCTATCCGTGGTCGGCCGGATTTGGCACAAAAATAGCTGACCCAGCGTCTTTACCGGCCGCTGGTGGCAATCGAGTAGCGTTCAACCCTTCCACGAGCGCAGTCGGCATCATGCTTGATACGACACCCTATGTGAACATCTATGCTTGGACGACAGGCTTTGGTAGCAAATACGCCAACCCAGCAAGTCTGCCCACCGCCTTCGGCAAATCAATCCGATGGAATAAAGCTGGCGATCTCGTGGCCATGACCACACAAACCACACCCTATGTCTTTGTCTATCCGTGGTCGGCAGGCTTCGGAACCAAATACGCTGACCCCGCGACGACACCAACCGGCGAAGGTTACGACGTTGATTTTACAGGCCCGACGACCGACATAGTTGTTGGCCATTTTGCCTCTCCATACATAACGGCTTACCCGTGGTCGGCTGGATTTGGAACCAAGTACGCCAACCCCGCCACATTGCCCTCGTCAGGCGCAAGCGGCTATTCGTATGGCGTAGACTTCAACTAAGGAGAAACAATGCCCACATCACCCGAAATCATCGCCGCTCGAGAAGCAGAAGTTGCGCAATACGACGCCAACATCGCCCTTTATGAGGCAATTCTGACTGACCTTCCCGACAAATGGCCCGCACGCCTCGAACCATTCAAAGGTCGCCGGGATCACCAGCAGGCCGTCACGGAATGCGATCCAACCGATGTCGAACTTCTGTCACAGCTGCTTTATCGTGAGCAATGCGAAATGGCCATCAAAACAGAGCGCCTGGAGCGCACAAAAGCCGCCGCAATTCTCAAAGCCATCAAGGCCTGATGGCTACAAAAAAGGCGACTAAAACTATCGCCGAGGGTCGGCCGTACACCGGCAACACCGACCCCGCCACAGGAGCTCGTCCAGGAACCATCCGTTTCCAGGACTACATGAAGTTCCTGTTCCAAATGAAAAACCTCGGCATCTATGCCAACCGGCCTGTTCGAGGCGGATCCAGCCTCTCTGTCCATGCGACCGGCCGAGCCTGCGACCTTGGCGGAGGCGACGGCCAAATCGTCAAAGCAATCGAGTTCCTCGAACGTCACGCCGACCAGCTCGGCGTCGAGGAAATCCACGACTACGGCAACCGCTACAAGCCAGGCAAGTTCGGCGCAGGCTGGCGATGCGACCGCAACGCCTGGCGTGTCTACGACAAACCCACGATCGGCTCCCCTGGCGCCGCATGGGTTCACTACGAAATCTCACCCGAAATGGCCGACAACCCCGACCTCGTGGACGTTGCGTTCCGAAAGGTTTTCCCGTGAACATCGTCAACCCATCCAAAGCCATGATCGCCCTCGTCGGCCTGATCTGCCTCACCGTCCTCATGGCAACCAAAGCCATCACATCCGACGCCGGATTGCCCGTCGTGACCACCATCATTGGTTACGCAGTAGGCAACGGAATAGCCGCCCGCAAAGGCGAACCCGTCGAGCCAATCATCGGCAAACGCCCAAAGGCTTGACCTACCCTCACCCGAGTCGGTAGACCGTCCCTAACCAACGGCGCCCCACCAGGCGACCCGACCCGTTAGGAGAAACCAATGAACCAACCGTCCCTGTTCGACGTCACCCCACCGACGCCGACCGAACGAGGCCTCGCCCGATCCGCCGAAGCCGCCCGCAAATGGACAGAC